TCGCAGGATGCCTCCAAATAGGTTCACGCCTTTGATGACGAGGTTGATTGCGCCAATCCAAACATTCGCCATGAACTCGAAGTATCCGATAACGGCGTTGATTACAAAGTTCACAACTTTACGGAACCCCTCAAATCGGATGTAGGCCGCTACGAGAGCGACCCCGATTGCGATGATCGCAGCAACAACGATTCCTATCGGGTTGGCGAACAGGGCTGTGTTGAACGCAACCTGAGCGATGGTGGCAGCAATCGTGATTCCTTTGAGGATTGCGAGGGCAGTTCCGAACGCCAGCATGATGTCAACGACTTTGTTGCCGCTCTGAATGAAATCATCCAACTTGCCGACGAGGAAACCCACGCCTCCTCCGAAGCCTTTCTCTCCGAACACCTTCCCGGCTTCGGTAGCGAACGGCACAACTTTCTTCACCATGAAGTCAGCGAACCGTTCCACAATCGGCAGAAGCAGGGTTCCTATCTCATCCTTTATGTGTCCGAACGCCGCAGCAATCTTGAATGTATCCGTGACAGTAGCGGCAGCCGTTCCTCCTACCTGCGTCTCAATCGCTTTCAGGAGCGTGTCCTGAGCTTTGAGCAACTGCCCTGATTCAACGAGGGCTTTGATTTTCTCCTTCTCTGATGCTGTGAATGTCACGCCTGATCGAGCGAGGGCTGTGATTCCTTTGATGGGATCCTGTAGAGCCTTACCTAGTTGCACAGCGTTCTGGGATGCCTCTCCGAAGCCTGCAGCTCCGAGATCTATCGCTGCTGTGGTCGCTCTGTCGAACGCTCCTCCTACCTCCCCGGCTGTCAGGGCGATGTTCTTGAATGTCAGGAGTTTCGCCTGCGTCATCTTGATTGTCTCGGCAGTCACACCCAGCTCATACTCCTGAGCATCAGCCAACTTTTGTAGGCGTTGCGCTACAGCGTCGGCACTCGCTCCGAACAAATCCATTGAGTGAGCAACAGCGACCAACCGATCATCGGCTTGTTTGGCGAACTCTGCTCCTTTGACCAACTGAAAGCCAACGACACCAATCGCAGCCGAGGCGATGCCCCCGAACTTCGCAACATTGCGTAGGCCGTTGGAGGTTGCTCTCTGCAACGAGGTGATGCCATAGGTCGCTTTGTTCCCAGCTCCCTCTAGCTTCTTGAAATCGGAGATTGCACGCTTGATACCTTTAGCGTCGAAGGTGGATACGATTGGAACGACAACAGCCATTAGATGCCCCTAACTCCGAACCTGCCGAACGATGTGCGGCTCCGAGATGATGCCCGAGATGATGCGGCAGATGTGCGAGAGAGTTTCCCGGAGGCGATAGAGGCAGAGACAGCCTGAGTAGCGTCGTTGATGGCCGCCTGAATCTCGCCCTCGATGGAGCCCCTCTTGCTCAGAACTGCAGGCCACATAGAGCGTGAGGCGTTGCCATGCTCAGCCTTCAGATTCGGAATGAAGGTCGGATGCTTCCCTGTTTGTTTGCGCCCAGCGATGTCAAACACGGAGCCAGCTGGATCAGTCTGCACAATCTTCAGGATGGGAGATACCCCTGTCATCCTGTTCTTGCGGCCTCCTGTGCGCACCTTGATTCCTGCTCGGGCTGATGCTCCGTTGTATTTAGGGAAACCCCCGGCTGTTCTCTGCCCCGGCGTGGATGCACCCCAGCGAGACAGAGGGAGATCAGGGAAGCCCTGAGCTGCAATGTCGTTCGCTATCGGCTGCGCTGAGGTCTTGAGGCGGCCTGTGATCTCCTTGTGCAACCGCCGATCCATGTAATACAGTTCCTGCAGAACGCCCTTGACTCCCTCGATCTGCATGATTGCGGCCATAGTCCTCCGATGGTATCAGCGACGCGATCTCTCTGCTCGCCACTTCAGATACGACCACATCTCTGCAATCATCTGATCACCAGCCTCTAAGAGATGCTGAGGAGCAATCCCTGTTTCGCAGGCCAGCGCACCAATCAGGTAGTGGGCTGACTCTGAGCCAAAGGGCCGGGATCAGTATCCTCTCGGGGAGATACTGCGACAACTGTTGAAACCCAATCAGGGTCAAACTTGAGGGCTGTCTGTTTGGTGCGTGTCATCGCTGACCATCCGAGCCACGCCAAATCTGTCAGGCGCAAATCAGAATCGAGACGAGCCACAGAGCGTGACCATGTGCGCTCAAATCCGACGAAATCGGGGAACGCAGCCTCCACATCTACCTTGTCTCCGTTGATGAACTCAATCGTTAGAGCAATCTTCATCTCATCCCTTTCCTAGTTGCTAATGAAATCAGGTTGTGGCTTTGGCAATCGCTCCACCTTGGAACTCCAACTCAACGGTTGAGAGTTCTCCTACGGCTCCGTTGATTGGTGTGTGCGATGCGAGATACGCCCCAGCAATCGTGTACGAAGGGTTCGTTGCAGATACTGCACCTGAGGTTGGCTTGAATACCAGCGTGGTCGTTGTGCCGACCAACGGATAGATAGTTGCCTCAACATTGGCTGCAGCGAAGTCCTGATTCAGGGTGACCGAGCAGGTCACATTCGTCAGACCATCCGTGTAGTTGCGGCCAGCATCTCCGAACGATGTGACCTCAACGGCTTCACGCTCGTAGTTGATGACTGCGTTCGTGGTGCGAGATGCGAGAGCCACCGAGTTGATGGATACCGTGACATCTTTGAGAACGATTGTTGCCATGAGATTACTCCTTGTCCTTGTCGGTCTTGAAACTCTTACCTACTGCTCCGAGATGACCTGCTTCTAGGAGAGCCTCGATGTTCACGCCGGGGAGATCAGCCTCAGTAATAACATCACCGTTCTTGTGACCGTCTAACAGGTCGCTGGTGACTTTGTATTGGGGCATCTAAATCTCCTATCCGTGAACTGATACTGTGAACTGTACCTGAAGAAACTGTGCGTCTGCAACAGTGAGGGCCGTAATGTTTGCGGCAGAGGAAACAATCAGCGTTTGGCAAACTCCTCCGAGTGTTAGATCAGCCTCCAGAGCTGCCCGGATGGAGGATGCTCCCGAGTAGGAGAGATACCCATCGAGCAGGTCGTGCGCTGTTCTGTCCGTCCATCGGCCTGTGATTGCTGTGATGCCCCAAGTCATGACCACATCGCCTCCTCCCATAGCTCGGTGGAACTCGATCTGCTGCAGGATCGGGAAAGCGAACGGAGGGTTGAGCTGCTCTGGCTGCGTTGAGTATGCCCGGAGCCCGGAGATGGTCGCGAGGCGAGCCTGCAGCCCTATGGCTACGCCTGAGACGCTCGCTGGCATCAGTAGGCCCCAAGGATCCGATAGGGCTGGAGGAGATCCCTGACATCGGGATCTACTGCCCGAACCTGCAGGGCCATGTCTCCGAAGCCGACCACGCCCAGAGCTGCGTTGTATCTGGCGAATCCTCGGATTGAGAGCAGGATGCAGGCTTCCCGGACATCATCAGGAACCGAGGGCCAGCCCCAGACGGCTGTGACCCTTACGCCGGGGAGATCTGGAGGGGAGAACAGAGGGAACGATTTCCCTCCCGAGGCTCGGATCAGGGTAAATGGGCGGCCCTGCAGGGCTGTGTTCGTCGGCTCCAGAATGTAATCCGTGTTCAGCGTCCATGTTGTTTCGTAGGTTCCATCCCCATCATCATCCGTCTGGAGGGTGATCGAGGATGAGGAGAGATCCTGCACCGTCAGGTGATAGGAGTAGTTGGCATAGAGGCGCACGGCTGTTGAGGGCGTTTGATAGAAGAACCGATTGCAGTATCCGTCTATGCGCCGGGATGCTCCCTCGATGGCTCTCTCTAGCAGGTCGTTATCGGTGTTGTCGGTCAAACGCAGAACGCTCTTGACCTCTGCCAAAGTTGTGTAGCCGTTGGTGATGCTCACGCTTTCCTGCGCTTCCTACCATGAGGCAGGGCCGCAGTCTCTGGAGCGGCCTGAACGGAGGCAGTCTCTACATGATGCCCGAGAGCGATGAGAGCCTCATCTACTGCTCGGATGCGATCCTTGAGCCCTCGCTGTTCATAGCCTGCCCTCTCTTTGAGCAGGGCCGCAATGGTGCTTTGTTTGGATGTCATAGATCTCCCCGGCTGAGTTGATGTCTGGCTGACTGAGAGTTCTATCTCAGCCAGCCAGAGCAATCAGATTCAGAATGTCGGTGTGATGAGACCCGTGCCGCCGACGAGTGCGAATGCATTCGGGTAGCGATTTGCGGTGAACGCCGAGTATCCGTACACGATCATCGTGAGATCGAGCTCAGCGGCCTTCGGTTGCTCAAAGCGCAACAGGAGAGGTTCGCCATTGCCCTGTTCCCAGAGGTGTGCTTCTTGCGTGTTGCCGACGATGATGACATCTTCGTTCGAGCCTGCACCGTTTGTCGTGATGACATTTGCATCGGTGATGACAGGAAGCCCGAGGATGGTGTAGCCCGAGTTGCCGTACACAGGTGCGCCGTTGCCCGAAGCGAACGCTGGCTGACCATTGAAGTTCGGCACAGGTACTGCGAGTGGGCGATTCTGAGTATCAACAGCCGCCAAGATGAAGGCGAGTCGGCGTGGGTGCATCAGGATAAAGTTCGGCCCAGCGAAGAAGGTTGTCTGAATGCGCTGTACGCAGTCCACAATCTTCGGGTACAACTCTGCCACCGATGGAGATGCGTCGGTGTAGGTCACGACTTGCGTGATTGTGTTCGTCAGCGATGTTGCTGATGTGGTCACAAACAGTGAGTCGAGGTTGGTGTGGTATGCCGAGACGAGATCAGCCATAACGAGCGTGTCAATGTTCGTGCCACGCTCAATCGCTTGGCGAGAAACATTCTGCTGACCAGCAACAGTCACAACGCTGATGTCCAACTTGGTGTCGTCAATGTTCGTTTCCTGCACTGCTGCACCTTCGGTCTGAACTGCTGTTGCAGATCCTGTCGTGACCTTTGAGATGGAGAGCGTGAGCCCTGCATCAGGAAGGGTGTGCTTGCGAGCGACATCCAAGAACGGGCGGCCTGCTCGTGCGAATGGAGCGGCCAAGTCCGTCAAGAACTGTGGCACGACCAAACCTGCGAAGTTGGTGCTGGTGACATCACGACGCTCAACCTTCTCCTCGTTCATGTGGCGAGAGATGCGCTGTTGTGCTTCGTAGTCGTTCATGATCTGCGCCCGGAATGCGTCGGCAACGAATGAGTGCTGACCTCGTGGCGAGTAGGTGCGTGGTTCTGACTTGATTGTGGTCACGGCTGTTTCCTCCAGCTTGTTCGTGGCTCGGAGTTCGGCGGCTTTCGCTTGACGCTCTTCGAGTTCGGTGTATCGTGCGATTTGTTCATCCAACGAACGGATCGCATCGAGGTTGGCTGCGACTTTCGCATCCTCCTCGGTGCTGATGTCGCGACCTGCGGCCTGAGCATCTGCGACGATTTGTTCGCTGTCTGAAATGAGAGTGTTGCGCTTCTCGGTGAGAGTTGCTGAATGTTTCACGGTTGGCTCCTAACTGAATGTTGATGATGTCGGAGTGCTGACCTGAGTGATGCGAGGCATCGGCTCGGCTGCGGCTACCGCTTCGCTTTGGCGATCCTGAGCTGTGCTTGCCTCATTTTCGTTTGAGCGACAGGGATGATGGTACTAGCAGAGTTGGCTCGGCGCAACTCTGCTGAGGTTTCCTCATAAGCCGGGAAGGTGACTACTGAAACGTCAAACAGTTGCACCTCTTTGAGTTCTCGGACTGAGCGATCAGCGTTGAAGGAGTCCTTGATTGTTCTGAAAGCGAACGACATCTGGGAGAGATCTCCTCGGCGCATCGCTGAGAGGATGCGCTGTGCATCAGGGTTCGCAGGATCGAGGCTTGCCTCTACATAGAGCCCTTTCTCGTTCTCCTCTAGGGTCATCGTTCCCGACTTTGTTCGGGCAAGAGGAACGCCCTCGTGGTCTATGAGAAGGCGAACATCAGCCCCATCGTTGAGGGTCTTGGCGAACGCTCCTCTGCGAACATACTCAGTAAATGGCATCGGCTCGGAAGGCGAGTCAAACACGGCAGCATACCCAACAAGCCTGTTCTCTCCCTCTGCTCTTAGCTCAAGATTTGAGTAGGCAACGGTTCTCCGTTCGTCTATCTGTTTAGATACCCAGCGTAGGGAGCGGCTGGAGCGTTCAGGAACAACGGTCAAAATCTCAGCCCGATGAACGACGAGCTGCTCGGTTGGCTCATACTCGGTTTCTCCTTCATCGTTCTCCTCCTCTCGGAAGATGCGAATCAGGTATGCAGGCTCATCCTCTGAGCCCTCGATCGTGAAGTCTCCCGGCTCGGAGGAGACAGGGCCAGAGGTTTCTACCTTCTCGATCCTGCCGTATGCCTCTCCCCCAGAGGAGTTCCATGAGACGAAGGTGCCAACGGAGAGATCCTCGGGATCTGCTCGGAGCTCAGGCGTTGAGATACTCATGCTGGGGGAGGAGCCTAGTGTGCGAGCGTCGAGCCTTTCTACTATGCGCTCAGCGTATTTCTGGGCTCGGGTGGCTGAGCTGCGAGAGGAGCCGCCTCCCCAGAGGAGCATCGCTACGAGGCCAGGGGTGATCTCTCCCGGCTCGTCTATGGCCGCCAGATCCCCTATGTGCCGGGCGATCCATGGCCCTATCTTGCGCCATTTGCCCTCGGAAATCTCTCCTGCAGCCATCCTCCGGGCATCAGCGACGGTCTGGGGGCGCAGCCCTGCCCCAGATTTGCCTTCAGCATGGAGGCGCAGGCCCCTCTCTGCTGAGGATCGCATGAACTCAGGGGCCGCCAGATTGGGCTCCTCCCTTAGCTCTGATGAGCCGGGAGCGACTGCGAAGCGAGTGATCTCCCCGATGGGATCGAGATCCTCGGCCAGAGATAGGGCGATCATCTGATCTATCGCATCTTGTTTGTTCTCATGGCAGGTGACGATTTCCAGCTGCTCTCCCTCGGCTTTGACCGTTGCCCAGCCTGAGCATTCCTGCAGGTTCTCAGCGATGCCGTAGGGCATTCTTAGTCTCCGTCTGGGAGCAAAACTCGCACATCATCGGTTTTGCCTGTGTCGCAGATTGCGTACAGCGTTTCTTTGAGAGGCACATCTATCTCGATAGGTGCGCTGTGCTTGGCGAGTCTGAGACCTGTGGCGAATGTGACGGTGACGCTACCGATTGCGATGGATTCGTTACCGACGATGTTGATGTACGCCTTACGATTCTTATCATCGGCAGCAATCAGAACGATGCGCTCATCTGTGACTGTGACTTTGTATGCTCTCATGTTGTTCTACCTTTCAGGTGGTAATGCGTCTGTTCCTAGTGTAGGCAATGCTCCACCTTCAACGCCTGCTACAACTGCGCCAGCAACACCGAGGATGAACTGATCTCCACCTTCGTATGGCTCTCGATCCTCTGCCTCTCTCGCCTCATTCGGTGTGAGCGTTCCCGACATGATTTGCAGCTGCTGGGCTCTCGCCCGAGTCATCAGGTCTGCTCTTTGGAACTCGTCGGCGTTGAACTTGACTTGTTGCGGCATCGGCAGAAGGTCGGAGATAGCGACCTCGATGCGCCTCATCCAAGGGAGAAGGGTGTAGCGCACGAAGTTGATACCAGCCGATTCCACGTTCTGATAAGTCTGAGAGTCTCCACCTGTTCCGTTGATGAGATGCAGAGGCACTCGGTACGCTCTTGCGATGTCTCGGACTAGAGCCTCCCGATGCTCCAACATTTGTTGGTCTGCTGCTGATGTCACGATTGGCTTCCATCGCAGGCCTGATGTTAGTACTGCTGGGCGACGATGCTTGTAATGCGAGTCCTCCCAGTTGCGCCTCACAAGTTCAGCCTGCTCCTGTGTGAGCGATCCGTCTGTTTCCAGCACCGACGATGGTGTTGCTCCCTCTCCATAGAACTGTGCGAGGAACCTATCCATCGCCATCGCTGTTCCGATGCTGTTCCTGTTCGCCTCCAGAGGAGAGATGCCCCTGCGCCTGCCGGGGAGAACAATCCAATGGATGCCTTTGATTTGTGAGGTTGAGTAGAACTCTTTGTTGATTTCGTATCCGAACGATGAGTCGGTGTCTGAGTAGATGTCTTTGATTTTGTTCGGATGAATGTTCACCATTTCAACAGGGAGTTCGCCCGGCTGCCTCGGCGCATAGATGTAGGCGCATCCGAAGGTGGTCAGAGACAGAACTGTTTGGTGGATGAACTCAAACATGGTCTGATGTTCGTTCGGTTTGATGAGAACGCTCGGAGTTGGGAGGCTCTCAATGCGATCACCTTTCTTGCGATACAACTCAAGCGGCATAGATGCGATGCTGTCGGAGATGATGGATACTGCAGAGAGGAACGCCGAGGATGAGAACGCTGACGATTCGGTGACTATCTCACCTGAATAGTTCGGATAGTAGGGTCGGGCCGTAATCTGATAGGGGTCAATGTCAAGCGGTAGGGCTCGGCGTTCCCGATTCTTCCACAGGCTCATGCTGATACTCCTCCTGCGACTATGAGTAGAACGCCTGCCGTGATGAGCGCAGCTGGGATGTTCCAAATGCTCACGCCGCCGACGATAAGGAAACCTCCGACGATTTCTAGGGCTGTTGTGATGTGGGTTCTGTTCATGACCAAATGTTGAGAACCGTTGGGGCCGCCTCTAATCGCTGCCGTTTCGTTGCTCGGTCTAACGCTAACACCAGAGCGATACATCCGTCTATCTTTCGCTTGCTCTTTCCTTTGCTCAATCTCCAGCCCTGCTCCGTCATCCTCTGGGCGGCTGAAAGCACATGATCGGTCAGAGATGGCGAGCCATCGTGAGCAACCTTCCCGGCAACTATCAGCTCGTAGGCGTTGCCGCAGGCTGGCACCATGCGTTGCGCACTCTGGGGGAACTCAATCATTGGGAGCCCATCATCAGCGAGAGCCTCTGCTGACCTCTGGAAGAAGGAGGGGTCGTATGCGAACTCATGCACCTGATAGGTAGATGCCAGCGTCTTGAGATGCGCCTCTACCTCTGCGATGTCCACTCCCTGCTCCTGAGGGTTCCAGATTCTGCACCGAACAACAATCCGATCCTGCTGAGGCTGGGCGATAGCGACAGCGATGGAGTCATGCTTCAGAGCCATGTCTATCCCGACCCAGATTGGGAGCTCAGGGAGCAGAGCATGATCAGATTGGCAAGCATCCCAAGCCCCGATTGGGAGCCACGATTCTTGTGTGCGTACCCACTGATTGAGCCGCCATCTCCTGAAGGCGAGCTCTGCTGTTTGCTTTGTCGCTGCAGCCAAATCGTCGGTATCGAGGAGACCCTCAGCGATGTTCGGGTTCGCCTGCTTCCATGCTTTGCGATCCGTGATTCTGCAATCGGCAGGAGCCTCCCACCACCAGAAGCCGAACTGCTCATCCTCGATTTCGCCTGAGGCGCATTGTTTCCCATACTGATACTGTTGGCCGCATACCGAGTCAAGGTCGTATCCTGCTGTCGTGATGGAGAGAACGAGGGGCTCCAGCCGGGCTCCAGAGCCGAGCGACATCTGATCGTAGAGATCTGGCGATTGCTGATTCCACAGCTCGTCAAACAGAACGAGGCTCGGGTTGAGGCCAGCCTGAGAACGGAACTCTGAGGAGAGAACTCTGAACACGGAGCCGAACCGAGGCATCTCTACGGCATCTCGATAAACCTTCGTCTCAGCAGTCAGTAGGGGCGATGCCATGATCTGCGCCTTCGCTTCGTTGAAGATGATTCGAGCCTGCTGGCGATCCCCGGCAACGGCGTAGATTTCTGCTCCCGGCTCGCCTGCGACCATCCCATAGACAGCGATGGCAGACCCGAGGAGGCTCTTGCCCTGTTTGCGAGGCAGGCCGATGAGAGCCCTACGGTATCTCAGGCTGCCATCGTCTCGGCGTTCATAGAGGCATCGCAGGAGCCAGCGTTGCCATGCTGTGAACTCCAGAGGATGCCCAGCTCTGAAACCTTTGAGAACGGTGAAGTGTTCTGATGCGAAGGAGGAAATCTCATCCCCATCGCTGAGGGCATAGCGGCGAGGCGTATGGAATGTCGGCTGCCACAGTTTGTTAGGAGCCCATCCTCTTGGCTGCGATACGCTTGTGGAGTTCACTGAAGCCATGTTCTCTGATTTCCCCCACGCCTATCGTAGTCCTATCCGTAGGAGAGAAGCCGAGCTGCCCGAGCAGAGAGGCAAGTTGTTTGTCTAGCTCTCGGAGGGCTCGGCGTTTGCGCCAATCCTCCGGGGTTTGCAGAACAGCCGCCCTCAGGATGACCCTCTCATCGGCCATCTCGCAGGCCATGAGAACGAGCTCTGAATCTATCGAGGGCTTCAGCCATGCGGCTCCTCCGAGCCAGATCTGATCCCAGAGAGCCCTACCGAACCTGCCGAGGCTCCTCCCCGGCTCCTGCTGATCCCGACCAAAGACCCCAACTATCAGCTCGCCAGCCTGCGCCGGGAGAGGGCGATGGCCGGGGTTTCCCAGCCTGCGCTTCTGCTCAGTTGGCTTCGGCCTGCGTCCAGATCCCCTACCGCCCATCAGCTAGCTCGATCTCTGTCATCAGGGGCTCCATCATAAACCTAGTTTATTCGCGATCATGCACAGAGAGA